CTGACTAACTGTATTGACTCACACCAATACACCGACTCACTACAACGCACCTGTTCGATTCAGGTAAGGGGACACTAAAGCATGGTACAATGTTGACATAAGACACACACTATGGCTGAACTGAAAAAAAATCAAAACGGAGGTAAGAGAGAAGGAGCTGGCAGACCCAAAGGTTCCACTAATAAATTAAGAATAGCCGACTGCTTTACTGCAGAGGAACGTGACCAGCTTGTAACTGAAGCTAAACTGCTTGCCTTTGGAACAGAAGATACTAAACCTAATGAAAGGGTATTACTGGCTTTGATAGAACAACTCTATGGAAAAGCAACACAGAAGATTGCAGGAGACGAAGATGGCGACCCATTGAAGCTAATCCAAATCATAAAGAATGGCAACAGCAGTAATTAATCTACTACCTAAGCAGACAGAGGCTTGGGAGGCTTGGGAGTCAGAGGAGATAACTGAGCTTGGCTACGGTGGAGCTGCTGGGGGAGGTAAGACACGGCTAGGATGCTATTTGGCTATCATGGTCGCAGAGCAATACCCTGGCTCAAGAGGGGCTATAGGTCGTAAAGAGCTAAAGACACTACGGCTTACTACTATCGCTTCCCTATTTGAAATACTAAAGGAGCTAGGCTATTCAGAGCGTGACTACAGATACGACGCTCAGCAGTCAGTGCTGCACTTCCCTAATGGCTCACAGATTTACTTCTTAGACACTGCCTACAGTCCACAAGACCCTGAGTACACTCGCTTTGGTTCACTAGAGATAACTTGGGCATGGATTGATGAGAGCAATGAGACACCAGAGAAGGCCAAGTCTATTCTAAAGACACGTGTAGGTCGTAAGAATGATGTCAACGGTCTAAAGATTAAGCCGTTTTGGCTAGAGACATTTAACCCAAACAAGGGACACGTTCACCGTGACTACTACAAACCATGGAAAGAAGGAACTCTGCCACCATACAGAGACTTTATACGTGCTCTACCAGGAGACAATCCACACCTCCCCCAAGCCTATCTGGACAACTTGGAACGCTCAGACAAGATAACTAGAGAGCGACTACTTAAAGGTAACTTTGAATTTGATGACGACCCACAGAAGGTAATGTTCTATGAGTCTATCTTAGACCTATCAACTAACACACTGGTCAATAACCCAGACACGAAAGTAATGGTCGCAGACATCGCTCGCTTCGGTGGTGACAAGATTGTGTTCGGACTATTTAATGGTATGAACCTATACGGCTTGTACGTCTACACTTACCAAGGGATTGATGAGACTATCGCCAAGATGAAGTCTATTATCATAGAGCAAGGTATTGGCTACATGAACGTCTTAGCTGACGAGGACGGTATCGGTGGTGGAGTAGTAGACGGCATGAGAGGCATTAAAGGCTTTACTGGGAACGCTACACCCTTACCTATCTGGGACTTTGTAAAGAATAAACTGGTTCCAGCCAACTACCGTAACTTTAGAAGTCAATGCTACTTCAAGCTAGGAGAAACGGTCAACAGCCGTAATATGTCTATTAAGATAACTAAGTTTGTAACCAACATAGAGGGCTACACACAAGAGAAAGCCCTGTCCGACATCGTGGAGGAGCTAGACGCTATTAAGAGTACAGACAACTCAATGGATTCTAAGCTACAGATAATTCCCAAGAGTGAGATTAAGGAACAGCTAGGGCGCTCCCCTGACTTTGCTGATGTGCTAATGATGCGCATGTTCTTCGAGATAAAAGATGTGCCACTGACTTTCACTGCCCAGCTAAGAGATGAGGACGAACAGGAAAAGGTAAACCCAGCCGAGTAGTTATCAACAGATGCGCCTTGACACTATGTTATAATTACTCAACATATATGGCTAAAAAGACAACAACCAAACCTAAAGAAGAACTGTACGTACTCACAATGGCATTTAACGGTGAATCACACACAGTAGAGACAGATAATGTAAACGAGGCACTGAAAGCCTTTAAGCCTGACCTACTACTCAGTGAGTCATACGTTACTGTTAGTAAAGGAGACTTCACCTCTGAACGTAGACTATCCCGAACGCAAACACAACGAGTCTTTCTTGATGATGTTACTAGGGACGTATTTGTAATGAACTTACTTCATAACTAATTATCATGCTTGAATACCAAGACGTATTTCAGTACATCACAACTGAAAAGAACAACTACCGAACCAGCCGAGTCCCTCTGACCAACTCAAAGGACTGGAACATGTACGAACACGTAGAACGCTGCACCAACGTAGCTAATGCGTACTTCAACAAGGGAGCCAATGACGGACTCCGACCATACAACGACATCGTGACACCAATCATTGACGTTGCTTTTCGCAGTGAAGGCTTCGACGTTAAGGACATCGTGCCCTACGTGAACAGTGCCGATGACTACTACAAGTCTTTCCTAGTAAAGAAGTTTCACCCTCAGTGGGCACGGACACACGAACTAGACACCTTTATTGATGAGGTAGTTGAAACGTCAATCATCTATGACTTAGTAATTGTAAAGAACGTAAACAGCACCCGACCAGAGGTGGTTGACTTAAAGAGCCTGGCGTTTGTAAACCAAGTAGACGCTTCACAAGGGCCTATCTGTATGCAGCACGACTACTCGGTAGCACAACTAACTGAGTTTAAGGGCAAGTGGGATGCAGACGCCATCGACAAGCTAATTGTCCTGTCTTCAACCAGCGCAAAGGTGGCTATCGCCAATGACCAAGAGGCTAAACTACCGAGCAAGACCATTGAGTGCTTTGAACTACGGGGGAACCTGCCTGAGGCCTGGCTAAAAGATGATGGAGATGTAAACAAGTACGTTCCTTCAATGTACATTGTAGCTTTCTACACAGATGACAAGGGGAACAAACAAGGTATCACTCTATACAAAGGAAAAGACAAGCCACTAAAAGACAACTTCAAGTTCCTAAAGATTGATGACGTTCGAGCTAAGGGACGAGCGTGTGGACGGTCTATCGTAGAGCGACTATTTGAACCACAAGTATGGTCTAACTACTCTGGTATCAAGATTAAGGAACTACTGGACTCAGCTATCAACGTATTCATTACAGACAGTGAGGAACTACGCAACCAAAACCTGACCAACCTAAAAAACAACCAAGTTCTAAAGCAAGAGAAGGGAGCAAATACATCTCGACTAGACGGTAGTCTACAAAACCTTACCGTACTAACCGACGAGCAACAAAAGCAAACAGAGAACGCTCGACTACTTGGCTCAGCCTCAGAGGGTGCGCTTGGAACTAACCCAACATCAGGTACACCATTTGCCCTACAGAACCTTATCGTTCAGGAAGGACAAGGTATGCATGAATACCGACAAGGTAAGATTGCTACCTTTTTCGCAGATGTTCTCTACCGTGACCTCATACTAGGATACCTAGTACGTGACATGAACTCAGGTAAGAAGTTTTCTGAGGAGTTGACTATGGATGAGATGCTAGAAGTATCTGAAAAGATTGCTACCAATCAAGCAGAGCGCGAGATTATAGACATCATTCTAGCTGGTGATACTAGTAAACCATCCCCTACCAACGAAATGCGTGACGAACTCATCAAGATTAAGAAGGACGCGTTTATGAAAGGTGGCTCACGTCGATTCATGGAGGTCTTAAAGGGAGAGCTAGACAGCCTGCCAATGGACGTGCTTATCAACATCAAAGGCAAGCAGAAGAACATGGCACAGAACGCCGACAAGATTACCAATATCATCCGTGAGATTATGGCAAACCCACAAGCGTTTAGTCAGCTCCCTGGTATTGGTAAGGCGTTTAACGAGCTACTAGAAGACTCAGGAATGAGTGCTATCGACTTCACACAAGTCATCACTCCACAAGAGTCAGCAGTGGCTCAGGCTGAACAACCACAGTCACAGGCAGCAGCGCAGCAAGCATTACCACCAGTAACACAATAATATGCAAGAATATTTAAATGAATTAGAAATAGTAAAGATTGAGGCGTTCTGTGCAGACACAGAGATGTACGAGGCCGTAAAGAAAGTAGTTCTTCAGCACATCTACTCACAGGGAGTCATGGAAGCTGGAGTGGGACATAACCCAATGAAGAACCGAGCATTTCAACTAGCTCAGCACTGTACCGAGAACCCAGTAACAAACGAAGCTATGGGCGCACAACTACGGGGCGTGTGGGAGGGAGTCAACGCACTAGAGAGTGGCTACCAAGAGCTAAAGAACATCAAGAGTGCCACAGGAGCTGTCAAGACACCTTTTGTCAACGAGGCTGAATAATCAGTATGTTGACCAAAGCAAAAGAGGTAGTAAAGAAATTGGTAGTCAATACAACTACCACTTTAAAGAAAGTAGTGACCCCTACCATTTGCCCTAACTGCAACGCATCCGGCTTACGCTGTAATGTGTGCGGTACAGGTGTGGTATAATTATATTAACAAGAGTGGAACTTTGAAAAATCCACACAACCAATAACTAGAACTTCACTATGCAAAACGAAGACCAAGTACAGGATGATTCCCTTGAAACAGAATTAGAGGAAGTAGCAGACGATACAGAAGAAGAGACACAAGAAGAAGAGCAAGGTGTCGAGTATTGGAAAGCTGAGGCTCTCAAAAACAAAGCTATCCTAGATAGAAACAAGAACAAACCAAAGAAAGAAGCGAAGAAATCACAATCAGATGAGTTTGATTATGGAGAGTACGCCTACCTAGCCCAGAAAGGAATAGAAAGCGATGAAGACATTGCTTTCGTCCGAAACGGAATGGAAGAATCAGGCAAGAACCTACGCGACGTACTAAACGCCAACTGGTTTAAAGCAGACCTAGCAGAACGACAAGCCCTAAGCAAGACAGATGCAGCAGTACCCAAAGGAAGCCGAGCCAACACAGCCGCTACAGACGATGTAGCATACTGGTCAGCTAAGCCAATCGAAGAAGTGCCCGCTGACATGCGGCTAAAGGTAGTCAACGCTAAGAGAGCTAAAGAAGAAAACCAAGGCAAGTTCTACAACTCATAACAAACCATTTGATTGCTTAATTAACTAAACAATCAATAAAATGGCCATCATACCTTCAATTGAAATCGAAACAACATTGCAAGAGCGACTAGATGCTCCTACAGTTTGGAAAGATATTCTAAAAGTAAAGTACACAAACACAGGTATTCTAAAGAACCCGTACCTATCAGACTCAGTAGTCTACACAGGAACACGAGGAACTGGATACGACTCAACAGCAGTAGCGACTAACGATGACTCAGTGACTATCAACACATACGTTGGTACTTCACAGCACATCGATGACGCTGACCTAGCCCAAAAGAGCTTCTCTGATTTCATGGAAATCGCAGAAAACATGGGAACTATGTTGAACGAAAAGGTAGAAACACAAATGCTTGCTGAGCACGCACAGTGGACAAACTTCGACAACGCATCTATCGGTGGGTCAGCAGGTAACATCACAGTTGCAACTTCAAACATCAAAACGATCATCGGAGCTATGAAGACAGCTATCCGAACAGCAGGTGGTGGAGACATGCTTGCACGAAACGGTGGATTCATCGTATGGCGAGAATCAGACTACGAAAAGGTAGAAGCTCTTGCATCAGCAGAAGGATTCAACACAGCAGATGCAGTACTAAAGTCTGGTATCTCACAAGTAAACGGAGGATTCGTTTACCTAGGTATCACGCACTACAGTTCATCAAAGCACGCAGCTGGACACGTGTTCGGAGGTGTAAAGCAAGCGTTCATGTTAGGTATCGTGAAAAGCACATACGGACGAGTGAAAACTATTATCAACCCAGTTGTTTCTTCAAAGCAAATCTCAGGTGTTGGTCTAGAATCACGAGTTGACAACAAATTCGTTGCATGGACAAAAATGGTACCCGTACTATTTGACATCCTAGTAGCTTAGCTATTGTTTCAAGACCTTACTTCGGTAGGGTCTTGTGTACAGTAACTAATTAAAAAATATGGTATTCAGTGACGTAACAAACAACCTAGGAATCGTACAACAAGCTCGTGCAATGATGCGTGTTGATGCTACCCAGTGGCCAACGTACCAGATTGTAAACAGTTGTAACAACTACCTAGACACAATCACTGGCTACGCTATTGGTGCAGACCGACTCTTTCAGTTTGACGACACTAATCATAGCAAGCTACCTATCGGTACTACAGACGTTACCGCAGGACAGAAAGACTACAGCTTCTTAACTGACGAACAAGGCAACTCAATCCTTAACCTCTTGCGCATCGACATGCTTGATGAAGCTGGTAACTGGGTGAAGCTCCGGACTATCGACGAAGCACAGATAGAAGTGGCCCTAGATGAGTTTGAGGACACACAAGGAGAGCCAATCTACTACGACAAGATAGCTGACAACATCATTCGACTGTACCCGACACCAGACATAACGGTATCATCTGGACTCAAGTTCTACTTCCAACGCTCAGCCTCATACTTTGATGCAAACGACACAACGAAAGAACCAGGTGTATCACCTTTGTTACACCGAGGCTTTGTTATCGCAGCAGCCTACGATGGAGCTATGACACTAGGACTAGACAGCCTATCAGCACTGTCAAACGAGTCACTCAAAGAGGAGATGAAAATGAAGCAAACCTTTGATAACCGTAATACAGATAGTGTGTCAGTAATGATGCCTCCGTACCTTGATTCCCGATAGCCATGATTAACAAAGATAAACCATCTAACTCAACACCAGTTTACCTAAACGTAGGCAGCGGCTTTACATTCTTAGTAGGCGGAGGGTATAGATTGCTTATCAACTCTATCTCAGGAGCCTTCCTGAATAAAGACAAAGCATCTATCGGAGCAACCTGGGCAACCATCAGCACAACCTACTCCACAGAGACACGAACTTGGCTGGCCGTGTCACAGTTGATAGGGAACACAGCAAAGCCAACCACGTCATTAACTAACAAATCTAAACCAGCATAATATGGCATCAATCACAATTATCCAACCAACAGACTTGATTACAGACAGTCAAGCTGATTTAAATAACAATTTTGCCGCTTTAAACTCAGACAAAATAGAAACTTCTTTTATTGACACAGACACGACACTGGCTGCAAACAGCGACTCCAAAGTAGCCACTCAAAAAGCAGTAAAGGCGTATGTAGACGCTGGCGGTAATGTTAATGCAACTACAGAAAAAAAAGGTATTGTAGAGATAGCTACACAAACAGAGGTTATCAACGGCACAGACTTAGGAAGTACAGAAGCTAATTTAGTAGTGTCCCCATCTAGCATGAATACTCAAATTAACGCTATTATAGCAGCCAGCAGGTCTGCTGGGATAACTACTCACGATACAGCAACTACAACAACAACCCTTATTGCTCATGGATTAGGGGTTGTACCGTCCTTAGTCAGCGTTAAATCACACTTTGCTTCCACGTCTACTTTATCCACTACAGAGGCGGTTATTGTTTTGGGTACCACACATTCAATATACGCGGTACAAGAGGCAACAACTGGAGCTAATGGCGAAGGATTTAGAATATATTCTGATGGTTCAGACCCGGACTACACAACTGCTACAGTTACCGTCAATGACACTTACATATCTTTAACATGGGTAAAAACAAACACCCCCACAGGAAACGCACAATTATTATGGGTAGCGCAAAAATAATATGAGTAAAACACTAGAATACAATTTCAACAACTTCTCAGGCGGTATCAGCGATGACCCCAGAGAGCAGAACCCCACAAAGTTCCAATCGGCACAGCACTTTGATGTATTCTCACAACCCAATCGACTTATTCCCTACCGTTCATTAGAGTCGGATGTAGATGATGGCACCGCAGTGTCAAATAGCGGCTCTACAAGTCCTAACACATCCTCTTCTGACCCTGAAATCGGCTCTTTAGCGTGGGCTGACACCAATAACTCTCTGTCAAGTAACAACACATACACAACGACTACCGACTTAGGAAACATTGTCGTGGTTGACAGTTACGCAGAGGGCAACCAAAGCTCACTATTTGCTTTACGTGCTGGTGGTTTTACTACGAGAGTAGCTCAAAGTTTTACAAACACAAGTGCATCAAATTTAGAAAGTTCTAAGTTTTTCCTAAAAAAGGTTGGTTCACCCACAGGAAACATTTACGCCAAACTATACTCACACACAGGAACTTTTGGGACATCAGGTCGGCCAGACACATTGTTAGCAACTTCAGAAGCTCTAGACATATCTACACTAACTACTTCTTATGCGTTGTCTGAATTTATATTTTTAGGCTCAGAAAAGTATGCTATGAGCGCGTCAACTAAATATTCTATATCAATAGAATACAACACTGGGACTGCTGACAGTGACAACTACCTTGCTGTCGGCAGTGACAATACAAGCGAATCACACACAGGAAGCGCGTCGATATACGTGGGTACTTGGGCAACCACGGTAGGTGATTTAATATTCTACGTGTACGAGGGACTTTCTTTCACTGAGAACTCTGTGAAATTAGTTAGAGGTAGCTCTGTACAAGGTAACAACAAATCGACAGGTGCAATACTACCCGCTACTGACACCTATGTAACTTACGGTGGTGAGACAGATACTTGGGGATTAAGTTTATCTAGAAGTGATGTTAACGACCCAAATTTTGGGATAGTCTTTTCTGTTAAAGGAGTGTCTATATCACACTACCTAAAGGTCACAAATTTTGGGTTTTCTGTACCCGTTGGGTCTGCAATTACAGGAGTTAAAGTAGATGTTGAACAAAAAGCATCTGTCACTGTCGCCTCAATAGACCATGTCCGCATCACTGTATATTACGCAGAAAACCTGCAAAGATACTTCGCTCAAGACTTCCTCTACGCCTCTGCATCATCTAAATTGTACGCTTTAGGACAGACTGGAACAGGTAACACCAAGATTCTACAGAAAGCAGACGCTACTACAGGGCTTTGGACTAAGCCAGCCAGCTCAGAAGGCAATGGCTCCGTGCGTAATGGCTGCCTAGTAGAGTATAAAGACTACCTATGGGGCTTCCAGGGCAACACACAGGTGTTTAAATGGGGATTACTATCTGGCACACCAACTATCACTAACAGTGCTGGTACAGTCGATGCCATCACCTCTGTAGCACAGGGTTTAATTGCTAAAGACGATAATCTCTACCTGCCATATAATAATAAAATAGCTAGAGTGAATCCAGGCGGTACAGTACAGAACGACGTGCTTATTCTACCGTCTAACTTTAAGATTACGTCTATCGCCAACTACGGTAACTACTTAGCAATAGGTTGCGCTCCTGTATCTACCTTCAACGGTACCTCTAAGGTGTATCTATGGAACCTAACGTCAGATGATGTGCAGGAAGCTATAGACTGGGGTGAAGGCGAGTTACGTGTCTTAGAAGTCATTGAGGGCATGATTGTAGGAGTAACAGACCAATACCTAAACAACGCTACAGGTGCTGGAAAAGGAACGCTCATTATTCAGGTTTATCAAGGGGGCACACCACAGGTAATCAAGCAAGTCTTTACTGAAGCACTCACAGGTAAGTCAATGCCACTGAGTAAGTCAGTAAAAAACAACCGTCTCTTCTTTGCAGCAAAAATCATGACTAACGCAGCCGGTACAGAGTATAACGAGGGTATCTGGTCATTTGGACGTAAGAACGTGAACTACCCGTTTGCACTTAACCTAGATGTGATAGATGAAAACATCAACACTAGCGGCATCCAAGGGTTCGGGACAGCGGCTAACTACTTCTTTATTGCCCATTCAGCAGACGGCTCAGTAGATAAGACAAACGATGCTTCCACATACGCCTTTACAAGCATTTATGAGTCACAAATCATAGACTTTGAAGACGTGTTCTCTGATAAGACTCTATTGACCGTGGATGTATCTTTTGCACGCTTACTATCAGGACAAGCACTCACAGCTCTTTACAGACTTAATGGGACTACCTCATGGGTGACTATTGGTACGTTCGACACAGTAGGTGCGGTGTCTAAGACATTCTTAAACATCGAAGCAACAGGTCTACCACTAGGCTCAGGGCGAGAGATGGAGTTTAGGCTAGAGAGTACAGGAGGTTTAGAGATTACAGGACTGTCATGTAAGGCACGTATCAATAACAACGCATAGTATGGAAAACGACTTACAACAACAGGTAAACATGCTCCAGCAAAGACTTGAAGCACTTAGCTCACAAGTAAACGCAAACAACTTTGTTGGTAGCCAAGACTTTAACAAAGCGTCACGGTTTAACACACTGCTAAAGGTTCCAAGAAAGGACACCTTACCTACAACATGTGAAAGAGGGGAGCTAGTAGAAGACAACGGAGTATTAACAATATGTTCGGCAACAGACACTTGGACAGTCGTGGGGCAACAATAAAAAGTGGTATAATATAAGAATAATATGGCATCAGCAGCATCAAGAGCGAGGAGTAGGAGAAAAGCAAATGGACGGTCAAGAAGGTCATCTTCAAGCTCTTCAAGTAGCTCATCATCAGGTGGCTCTTCTAGTGGAACATCAAGAGCTGCACAAATCTCAGCAATTCAGAAAAAAGCGAACGAGATAAACAAAACTTTTCAAGCTAATAAAGGAAGTTATACCCAATCTCAACGCAGTAGTTTTGCAAAAGGAATTACTAGTGCCACAAACAGTCTTTCTAATATAAACAATTCTAATAGAGGTCGAGAGAACACCATCACTTCTGACTCTAATAGAGGTCGAGAGAACACCATCACTTCTGACTCTGTACGCGACACAAGAGGTTTAAACCTGCCAACCCCAACACCAGGAGATGACTTAACTAGCTTAACTGACGGTATTAACACATCACTAGCAGGTGCAGGTGGTTCCACTTACGACCCGGAAACGGGGTTTGTTTCGAATGCAGCGGACGGTGCGCCAGGCTCATCTTCTGACCTTTTCAATTCTTTCCTAGCGGAAAACAAATCAGCTCAAGAAGACCGACCGACCAGTGAGAGTTTCGTAAGAGAGATGCAACGAG